CTCTACCTTCCGAACTGAGGCTTCACGACTGAACCCGTAGTAGATAAGCCCTGAGTAGTTTACAAACTGTGCTTGGTATTCCTGCTGAAAGGTGCGTTCATCAAGGTCAGCTTTAGCTGATTCAATCTCTGCCGCAGGAACATTGCCGCCCTCAATCGTTGTATATTGAAAGCTATCCCAATCTGCATCACCGTCTAGACCTTTGGTGTACAGGTCATAGAAATGGTTGCGCCCTTTAGGTGTGCCGATAAACAACGCACTCCCTTGCCTATCTGACAGGCTGGGTCTGATAACCTCATACCACGCCTCTGGTCGCATATCTGCAAACTCGTCAAGGACAACAAAGTCTAAAGCTCGTCCTCTAAGGTTGTTAGGCTTCTCCGCTCCCTTCAGGCTGATAACGCTTCCATTAATCAGGCGCATCGTCAGGCTGCTTTCGTTTGTCTTGGTCAGGTATTCAGGCGGGATAGTCTGTATAAGCATATCCCACGCAATCTCCTTAGCGGAGCCGTAGGTCGGCGCTACATACCAACAGTTCTTATTCTTGCCACTGATAGCGGCTCGCAGTATCTCCCCAGTAGACAGAAAGGTCTTGCCGAATCTACGCCCAGCAACAACAGCACGAAAGCGGCTACTGCTAGTGAATATCTCACTCTGAGGTAGGGTCAGTAACACGACTATCCAAAATGATATTGATAGGGGGTATCTCTTGAACCTCTGCCTCTGTTTCTTTCCAGCCGCCTTGGGTCTTCAGGTAAAAGATGTTTGCTGTTACGTTGCCGCCCTTAGCCATCTGGATTAGGTTGCTGCCCATGCTTGCGACTTGTTTAACTCTGCCCTTTTTATAAGCCGCAGAAACTTCAGGTTGTCGCTTCTCTATCTCGCGTAATGTGTTTTCACATATATCAAAATAGTCAGCCACTTGCGACTTGGTTAATACCGCAGACAATGCCTGTAGTTCTATTATCTGCTCTGGAGTTAGCTCAACAGGTGGACGCCCACCCCCATCGCCTTGGTTGCCTTGTTTCATTTAACCGCCTTCAGCTCGCCTAGGTTAGCATCAGCAAAGTCTGCCTTGCGTCCGTTGATATACATATCGTTAAACTTATCGCCTGTTGATTCCATTACCGCATCTTCTCCAGTGAAGTCCTGCCAGCGTTTGATAATCACATCGCAGTATTTAGGGTCTAGTTCCATCAACCTTGATTTTCTGCCAATGGTTTCACACGCTATCAACGTGCTACCACTACCACCAAAAAAATCCAAAACAAAACCATTCCTAGCGCAGGCAACATCAATTGCATTTGACACTATTTCGACTGGCTTCACTGTCGGGTGCATAGACTTGCTATCTTTTTCTTTTTTGCATCTCCAAACGTTTCTAAGGTTTGATTGATTATGCTTAACACGCAAACTACCCCAGAAAAAACAAAATTCATGTGAAGGGTTAAAAGAAAAAACTGCTGCCGCTATTTCATCTCTATCCCAAACGCAACAAGAGCTAGGCTTTCCAAATCCACCAAATAGGGTTTCAACTTCAGTGTAATGCGACCACTTAAAAAAAACCATTTTGGGTGTGTCTTTTTTCGCCACTGCAACTGCATTCGCGCAAACTTCAGAAAGGTATGATATATCGCTATCATTTTTTATGGTTGCAGAATTAGTAACTGTTCCACCCTTCCAAGTCATCCCTGCATGGTTGTCACCATAAGGCGGGTCAGTAAACACCATATCAGCTTTATTACCGTCCATCAGCTTATCAACAGCATCGATACTTGTAGAGTCTCCACACATCAAGCGATGGTTGCCCAATATCCAGACATCACCCTCAACAGTTACAGGGTCATCTTCAAGCTCAGGCACTTTATCTTCGTCGGTCAATCCCTCAGCTGGTTCTTCTTCCATAAGCCCTGCAAGCATATCGTCATCAAAGCCCAGCAGGTCAATATCAAAGTCTAATTCAGTCAGGCGGTCTATCTCTACCTTCAGCGCATCCAAATCCCAGCCAGCGTTTAAAGCCAACTGGTTATCAGCAATAACGTATGCCTTCCTCTGAGCCTCTGTAAGCCCTTCTAAGGTGATTGTCGGAACCTCGGCAATACCGCATAGCTGTGCAGCTTGAAGCCGTCCATGACCCGCTATAATGCCGCCCTCATCATCTATAAGGATTGGGTTAGTAAATCCGAACTCTTTTATGCTTGCTGCTACTTGTTGAACCTGCTCCTCACTGTGAGTTCTTGAATTGTTAACGTAGGGTATAAGCTCCCCAGTGGCTTTGTACTCAATAGATAGCATTATTAGTTGCACTCCAATAATTTTGATACGTTATTGTATCATAACCTTTAAGAATGGTTACTAATTAGGCAATTAAAGGTCTTGTTTTGCCACTAGAACAAGGGCAAAGAGGATAAAGCCAATCATATACAACATCAGGCAAAGTCTCATCAGGTGAATTTGCGCGCATTGTAAAGGCTATCAGGTATGATTAGAAATGATGGTTTAGCATAGGTAATATATCAAGAAAGATATAGTGCCGCGTTGTGACTACAGGTGCGGCAGACCTGCTTCAAAGGGTAGGAGGGGAACCCCTAGTCAATAAGGATTATAGCTATAGCCAGACAGATGGCAAGGGCATTGCTTACAGGCTTGTTTTGTAGCCATTCCACTATCTTGTCTGATAGCTGGTTTGCCTCAACCTTGGCACGGTAGTATCTGTCTTCTAAGTACTTATCTGCTGTGGCGTTTGCTTCATCAATCATGGCTTCTACTTCTGCTTTACTTACTGACATCGTGTTGTCCCCCAATTATCAGTCTTGCAGCTTGTGCCGTCACTGTATCGGGTTGTTCCCCATGCGTCTGTCTTAGACGTTGTGCCATCATTGTAGCGAGTAGTTCCCCAGCTATCAGTTTTCCAGCTAGAACCATCAGATCCGCGAGTAGTACCCCAAGAGTCTGTCTTGTAGCTTGTGCCACTGCGCGAGTCTCTAGTTGTTCCCCAGCTATCGGTGGTCATTGTTCCGCTAGTACCGCCGCAGTTGTATCTGGTGTTTCCCCAGCTATCGGTTTTTGCTGTGCAAGTAGCGTTAGCGCCTGCGGAAATAAAGCAAGCCGCCAATCCAATCAAAATAAATTTACTCATCGTTGTCATCCTTAAAGTGTGAAGTTGCGTTTAAAACATATAAAACATTAATTAGCACTATCAAGCCTACTAAGCAGTAAGTTAAAAGCATATTACTCCCCATTGTGTATTTTAATGGTTTCATGTTCACTGAAAGGATAGCCAATTCCAACCAGAAATTGCTGGAAATGCTCTAGCATATCTTCTCTGGTGTAATCTTCATCATGCAAAGTAAGCTCTAGGGTCGGGCTTGTATAGCCAGATTCACCAAGCAAACCATGATTAATAAAAGTGACATTTTTTTGCATTATTTTATCCCCCATTTATCTATTTCCTTTTTGCGGTTGTCACGCTGCTTCCATTCTTTAGTTTCTTTTAACTTGTATAGCACTAGGTGCGTTATAAAATAACCCAAACCCATTAAAATAATTGAAGAAACAATCTGAACTTCCATTAACATATACCCTGCAAACAATCGTTGTAGCTCATCGTTGAAGCTATCGCATAACATAGAAATAGCCCCAACCCTGCCGCCATGAATTGACGGCTTTGCGCTCTGCGGTCTTTTGCGTTGCGGTCTCTTGCGTACTTGTAGTCAAAGTTAATCATTGTCCTGCCTCATGCCCTGCAAACGCTTCGGCTTTCATGTGTTCCTCAGAATAATATTCTAGTACCGCATCTCGAATAGATGTTTCCAGTGATAGATAGATAGCATCTTTAAGCATTAGACTTGCCCTGTCATTGCCTTGAGCGTATAGAGCGTCTAGGTATTGAATCTGGTGAACTGTGCCAGTTATCGCAACAGGTAAATAGTCATCTAACCAGCTTGAGTGAACGCGTAACCACTCATAACATAGGACATCTTTCTTGCCATCGCATAGGTCGATAATGTCACCTTCCCATTTAGCGTCTGCGCGTACAAGGTCATCAATTAACCATCTTATTTCTTGTTTCATGTGTATCCCCTTTTTGAATTGCCCCCGTAGGGGCTTTAATTTACTTGATTAACCAAACACCGACTGGGCTTCTGTATTCTTTATCAAAATCTCGCAAATCAGATAGTAACATTGTAAAACCTTCTTCAGTCCATAACCTGTCATTCTCTAATTTGATAACTGTACGCTCTTCAGTTGGGAACATAGCGCCCCATTGACAATGTACTTTTGAACCAATTTGAATTTGCATTTTGTAGCCCTTGTTGTTTTTTGAATATGTGCTTATTAAACACTATAGTTACGCAAATGTAAACTATTAATTAATGTATTTCGCCAATGCGCCATTCCTCTTGTTTTATCTGCTCCTTCAATCCTCTAGCAAATTCCAAAACATCCTGCCGCTGGAACTTGGGTGATGCTCTCCAAGCCAATCTTTCCATAGCTTTAATCTTTCGCTCTCCGTGGGTGTCTACCATCCACTGCCGATAGCGCAAAACGTAGTGAGCTTGTTTCATGCCCCAGCAATTACAGTGGGCACATTGTGGATTTACATTGTTTTCGTAGAGCTTGAATATAGTCCTGCCCCTTGGAATGAAATGACCGCCCTGAAGGTCTTTATAATGGTGAACCTTGTTACAGGTTACACACTGCGCCCAGCCAGTATCATCAGCCGCTTTTAATCTAACCAGCCTTTGTAATAGCTTTGCCGCTTTCTCAACCTCCTGAGCTACGGTGCTTTGCTTCTTAGGTTTTCTCGCCATATTCCAGCTCCAGTAGTAACTCGCAGTAGTGGATAGCCTTCCGAATATCATCTGCCCCGTTCTTGCTACCATGTCTGGAAATGTACTTCACCACATTGCCTTCGCAGTAGTCCAAGCTGTTTTGGTAGATGTATTCAATAGGTTGAATCTTCATCTGGTAATGGCTACCGCCCTGTTGTTTATCAAGTGCGCTCAATGTTCTATCTCCTCAGTAGACAAATCAATTTCATCAGGTATGTTAAGGTCGCAGCTAGGACATAAACCATAAGCAGAATCATCAGTGCCAAGCCAATAAGTAAGAGGCTGTTGACATTCTTCGCAATAGATTCGAGTAAGTTTAATACTCCTTTTAGGTAAATCAATAACATTGCTCATCCTTCTACCTTGATTTTTACCCGCGAATCCTCACCGCTGTCTTTATGATAGACCACCGCATTCATAGAGCGCTCTGAACCATAGCCCGAATCTGCATGCCATTGGTCGGTAGAAGTTAGGGAACCCCACCAACTATATAGCATACTCCCGTATTCACGTTCTACATGGTGGTGGATATGCCCAAGGTGGCAATAGCGGTTCTTAGACTCTGCCCATTCATCGTCTAGGTTCTTAATCACTGTCTGCAATATCTGCTCAGGCTTTATTCTGTCACCGTGGTGGAACACAAACAGGTTATTGTGCCATTGGTAATGAATAAACTTTGAGTAGTTAGGCAAAACATTGACCCTTGATTCCTTGCTATAAAGCAGCTCTAAACAACTGGATAAATGACAAGCCATATCAGAT